AGCAGATAGTAGTAACTCATCTGGAACTTTAGCTACAACATGGGCATCAGTAACAGCAGCTAATAATGCTGTGGGTCAAGTCAATCTTGCAGATAGCACAGATAATGAATGGTACATCACAGGCTTACAGTTAGAAGTAGGGCAGAACCCAACAGAGTTTGAGCATGAGCCTTATGAGAGGACGTTGGCTAAATGTCAGAGGTATTGTGAAATCATACCCTCAGGTCATCAGATGGTAGGCAGAATTGAGTCATCTTCAAATAATTGGGGAAAGGGTCAATATTCTTTTACAACAACTAAAAGAAGTGGTTCTTCTTTGGATATATCACATTCAGATACGTCAAGTCCTTTAATGAGTGTTGAATGGACATCAACTAATTTTTCTACTCCTTTTAGCGATTTGAGTGTTAGCACAGAAACAGTCCAAGGTATCACATTTAAATTAGATGATACTGATTTTGATTTAAATGATGGTGGAGCAACACACATATCTCCAGATGGGGGATATTTGATTATTGAGGATGAATTGTAATGTACATAGAAGCAAAATATAAAACTAATGAAGAAAATAAAATTACTCACGTTTGGGTAAAAGATTCAAATGGAAAACAATATTTAATTCCAACAAATCCAGATAAAGATAAATATGCACAAATACTAAAACAAGTAAAAGAAGGCACACTAACTATTAAGGACGCTGACTAATGGAAGATGAACATGTACAAAAGGTATTAACCGATATGGCTGTTATGCATACGCGGATGCAGTCATTAGAAAAACGTTTACATAGATTAGAAATGATATTAATCGCTTTGATAGGTGGTTATGTCGCATTTACAATAAGTATATTCACACAAATAATAACGTAAGAAAGGACCGAGATGGAGTCAATAGCGATATACATTATTTACGCAGTTATAAACTTTGGAGATATAATAATTACGCAAGAGTTTAAACCTATACAGTTTAAAGATAAAGATAAATGTGAAGCGTATTTACATCTCAATGCTGAAGCTATTAACATGAGTTTAATAGATCACTTTGAAACTTTAGGAAGACCTAAGTCTACAGTATTAGAAGTTGGCTGCTTGGATAAAACCCGTTTCATATGGGAAGAAACCTAAAGGAAAACAAGCATGGATCCAGTAACGATTAGCGCAGCACTAGGTGTAGCGAGTACAGCATTTAACGGAATTAAGAGAGCCTTTGCGGCAGGTCGTGATTTGGAAGCTATGAGCCAAGACCTGTCTAGATGGATGGGTGCAGTGTCAGATGTAGATGCAGCTCATAAGTCTGCTAAAAATCCTACAATGTTTCGTAAAGTACTAGGCGGTGGATCCATAGAACAAGAAGCAATAGAAGCTTTTACAGCTAAAAAGAAATTAGAAGAACAACGCTACGAACTACAGCAGTTTATAAAGTTTACGCATGGTACGGCAGCTTGGGACGACTTATTAAGAATGGAAGGACAAATACGTAAACGCAGACAAAAAGAAATTTACGATAAAAAAATATTTAGAGAAAAGGTTATTGGATATGTCGCGCTTACAGTGGTTATTATTGTTGGTACTGGTGCTTTGGTGCTGTTTACTGCTACCCTTGTGGGGGTCGACAGAGGGTGGTTATAAAACAAGAGATAAGTGTATAAGAAAACAAGGTGGGCAAGAAACTTTTGAGTGGCTTTGCACTGATGGTTATATTATATATTTATCTAAGTCAGATAATATTAAACAATGTTATACCTGCTTCCTTAAAAAGTTTAGTGACTGGACATGGGAACAAGAAAAAAGATTAGGTATAAGAGAAGATCCAAAGTATATCACATGTCGTAGATATAAAAGAAAAACAGCTAAAAATGGCCAACAAGTTTGTTTATATAAAGGAGCTAACGATACATATCAGTTAGTTGTAGAAGGACAGTGCCCAATAGAGTATCAATGTAAATATGATCCTAATGGACAAGAGCCTAATATAGATAGCGTTGTTGATTCATTAAACGATAGTTTTAAGAAATGAGACATGGATATAGATTTAAAGAATACCATATAGAATTAGAAAATAACGTTGGAGTTTTATACAAAAATAACTGGCTTCTTTTTAAAGGAGAAAGGCGAGATGCAATGACTGAATTTGTTCTTGCTTGCAATGATAAAACTATATACAATAAATTTAAAGGACAAACAAATGTTGACAACCTTGGTAGGACCTGTGACGGGTCTATTGGACAAGTTCATAGAGGACAAGGACCAGAAAGCGAAGCTAGCCCACGACATAGCAACGATGGGAGAGAAGCACGCACAACAACTAGCACTCGCACAAATAGAAGTAAACAAAGCAGAAGCAGCTAGTGGCTCATTCTTTAAAGGAGGATGGAGACCATTTATAGGTTGGGTTTGTGGTATAGCTTTTGCTTACCACTTTATATTACAACCGTTATTAGTGTTTATATTAGCTACTTTTAATGTAGCAATACCTGATTTACCTGAGTTTGATATGGGTACGTTGTTGCCTGTACTCGGTGGTATGCTAGGTATAGGGGGTTTACGTACATATGAAAAACAAAAGGGGTTAACTAAATGAGTAAAAGAGGTTTATGGGATAACATTCACGCAAAAAGAAAAAGAATTAAAGCAGGTAGTGGCGAAAAAATGAGAAAGCCTGGATCAAAAGGAGCTCCAACAAAACAAGCTTTAATACGCTCTCAATCTAAAAAGAAAAGGAAGAAATCATAATGGCATATCATAGTAATAAAGGCAAAGGTAAAATGGGTAAAAAGTTAACAAGTAAACAAAAAACTCTTCCAAAAATGCTACAACAAAAGATAGCAAAATCTAAAATGAAGAAGAAAAAATAGTTAAAGTGTCTCCTATTAGAGACAAAATTTTTTTAATAGGAGCACAAAAATGCATTACAACGGACCTGAAACACCTATATCTATAGAGATAGATGAAATGAAATATCGACAAACAGGTGAAAGCTTTGAAGAAAAAATAAAAAGAATATCAAGAGCTTTGATGGATGACGTAAACCATAAGAATGCATTAGAAGATATATTAGGTAATATGAGATTCCTTCCGGCTGGTAGAGTACAATCAGCAGTAGGAAGTAACCGTATAACTACAGCCTACAACTGTTTTGTTTCTGGAACTATAGAAGATAGTATGAATGGAATAATGGAGAAGGCAAGTGAAGCAGCTGAAACAATGCGCAGAGGTGGTGGGATTGGCTACGACTTCTCAAGGATACGGCCCAGGGGCAACAAGATTAAATCGCTCGATAGCCAAGCTAGTGGTCCGGTCTCCTTTATGGGCATCTTTGATTCTATCTGTCAGACCATCGCTAGTTCGGGACACAGACGCGGGGCGCAGATGGGTGTCCTCAGGGTCGACCATCCGGACATTGAGGAATTCGTTACTGCTAAACGTAATTCTGATCGTCTTACTGGTTTTAATATTAGCGTAGGTATAACAGATAAATTTATGGAAGCCTTAACTAATGAAAGTGATAGCTCATTTGATTTAGTATTTGAAGATCAAGTGCACAAAACTATATGCGCTAAAAAGTTATGGGATCAGATAATGGAGTCTACCTGGGACTGGGCAGAACCAGGAGTATTATTCATTGACCGTATACAGGAGATGAATAACTTATATTACTGTGAAGAAATAGTAGCCACAAATCCGTGTGGTGAACAACCATTACCTCCTTATGGAGCGTGCTTGTTAGGAAGCTTTAACCTAACTAAGTACATACAAGAAGATATACAAAATTTATTTGACTTCGATCAGTTTAAAAAGGATATACCTGATGTCGTAAGAGCTATGGATAATGTTATTGATAGAACTATATATCCGTTAAAACAACAATCTGATGAAGCAAAGGATAAGAGGCGCATGGGGTTAGGCGTAACCGGTCTCGCTAACGCCGGCGAAATGCTCGGGTTACCCTATGCGTCCGAAGAATTTATGGCATGGGCAGAAAAAGTATTTGCCTGCCTAAGAGATAACTGCTATAGAGCTTCTGCTTTATTAGCTAAAGAGAAGGGAGCGTTTCCTTTATATAGAGAACCGTATTTAAAATCAAACTTTGTGAGAAGCTTACCTCACTCAGTAAGGAAGTTAATCAAAGAGCATGGCATCAGAAACTCTCACCTTACGTCTATCGCTCCTACTGGCACTATTAGCTTGGTTGCTGACAATGTTTCAGGAGGGATTGAGCCTGTCTTCAGTCATTACTACGATAGAACAATTCAAACTTTTGATGGACCTAAAGTTGAGAGAGTAGAGGATTATGCCTACTCAAGAGGAGTAGAGGGTAAAACAGCTAATGAGACTACTGTCCAAGAGCACTTATCTGTTTTATTATTAGCTCAGCATTATATTGATAGTGCTTGTTCAAAGACTTGTAATGTAGGGGACGAAGTTGAGTATAGTAAATTTAAGCAAGTTTATGTTGATGCCTGGAAGGGCGGGGCGAAGGGATGCACAACGTTCCGACTCAGTGGTAAAAGATACGGAGTACTCACGACCGTGGAAGAAGAAAAGAAGGATACGGCTGAGATTGAATCAATTCAAGAAGAAGATAAAGTCGAAGCGTGTTTCATTGATCCACAGACTGGGATTAAGGAATGCGCATAATAGGAGATAATTATGGCAGAAGATCCAGGTTTAACAATTGCAGACGTTGCAAGCCAAGGTGTTGTTAAAGATACTCCTCCGGTTTCCTTAGCACATAATATATTTACTGACGTACGCAATGTGAGATTTAAGGATGGAGCTATAAGAAAAATAGAAGGAGAACTATTACTTAATAATATAACTGATGATCAAAGTAGCCCTAAGTCTCTTGGTAAAGTAAGATACTTTGCTGTATGGCAAAACCCAAACTTACAACCAACCGGCTGTTATTATATATTTGTAGTTGATTTGCTTAATAACAATATTATTGTTGGACAAAAAGTTTATATTCAAAATCATACTGGAACTAAAAGAGACATTACGCCTACTGGTTTAAACAGTGGTAACGGCTTTACATTTACAACAAGTGGTTGGCAACATACATTATTTAGTGGTGGTTTTAATCTTATTATAAATAATGGAATAGAAAAACCTCACTATATACAAGATACTCCTGGTAACACAAATATAAATAATATAGTATTAGCTGAATTACCTGGATGGGATAGTTATAATGCTGAAACAGTTACATACGATGATACATTTGTAACAGGTGATAGTAACGTATTTGACTTAGGACAAAAAGTAGACTTTGTTAATAACTCTATTATAGTAACAGGAACTAATACAAAGTCTTCACAAGCAGGATCTCCAGCAGGAAGTGGAACACATAACGGAACTAACTTTGTACCTGGAGATTTACCAGGAACTACTCCAACAGTAACTGGAGATAACTTTCAAACCTATACAGATACTGCAACAAATACTACAGTTATAGTTGTTGGCAACTTAAGTAATAGTAACACAGTAAAAGTAACAATAAAATCTAGAAACCCTGTACTTGTACGATGTGGTATTATAGAATCGTTTGGAGACTTGTTAGTTGCTGGAAACTTAACAGAAGTAGATTCAGTTACTCCCGCAAACATAGTTAGAAGATTATCAGGGGTTGTTAGAACTTCTGATGTTGCTGCTCCGGGTGGTATACCTAATAACTGGAATCCTTTTAAAGCGGGTGTATCGACAGCTGATGAATTTACTTTATCAGATACTAGTGTTATTCAAGATATGAAATCACTACAGGGTAATATGTATATTTACTCTGCAGATTCTATACATGTTATGAGACTTACAGGAAACGTAAATGCTCCTGTGGCTTTTGCTCCTGTAACAGATGAATATGGATCTCTTACAACCGGTAGTGTTATAGAATATGATGGTAAGCATTTTGTAATAGGAAGTAATGATGTATACTTATTTTCAGGTAACCCAGGAAATATACAATCATTAGCTGATGGTAGAATAAGAAATTATTTTAAAGATAATCTTAATCCTACTCACGAAAAACAATTACAATTACTGCATAACTATCCTGAAAACGAAATATGGATATGTTATCCAACACTAGATTCTATTGGTGGTGAGCTTGATGAAGCTTTAATTTATAATTACAGATATAACACATGGACTATACGAGACTTAGATAGTGTTATGTCAGCAGACATGGGTCCAATAAAAGGTGGTGGAGTACCTACAGCTACTGTGGCTTTAACTGGAAATAGTGGTAACTTTGGCTACATTAATAGAGGTCGTAAAGAAGTACAAGCAGTAACTATAAATGGTAAAACTCCTAGACGTACTATTGGTACTAAAGCAAGGAAAACCGTAGCTGTAGCATCGTTTTCTAATTTTACAACTGATACAAGAGAAGTTGTTGATTTAGCTATAACAGGAGATACAGGACCTAACGTTGTTAATCAAATAACTACATTAACATTCCCTTCTTCTGCTACGTTTACGTATGATAGAGATCAAAGCAGTTACCTTGATGGTGGTGCTAGTGCTGTTATAAAAGGTAGCGCATCACATGGTATAGGTGACGTTAGTTTTCCTGCTAAAGTTATATTAGGAAATGATCAAGCTAATGGCGCAACGATTAATATGACAACTTTTGTTGCTGCTGTAAAAGACTATATAAACTCTAACGCTGCTTTAGGAAACTTTACAGCAACTGCTAGTACTAATGTATTGACTTTAACTTCAGACGTACCTGGGCCTAGAACATTTAATACTAGTACATTTGCTATTAGTGGTGGATCTACAAGTAACCTAACAACTAACGTTAGTACAGCCGGGGTTGGTGTATATGGTGTAGCTGCAAGTTTAAGTCCCGCTATATCTATGAGACTACAATCTTCTGAAGCCTCAGGTATACACGCAGCTATAGATCAAACAATAACGTTAGCTAAAAATAAGACTGCAGCTGCGGATATACGTGACGATATAATAACTAAATTACAAGCTTTGGATCAATTTAATGGAGACAGTAGTTCTATTTATAGTGTTGCAGCTAGTGGTAATAACGTTAGGCTTACCTCTAGAGTAGGTGGAAATCATAATGCTATAACCATAACGTTTAAAACTACTCACGGTGGTACTGATTATACTGAAACTGAATTTGGTGGTAACCTAAACTCAAGTGTAAGTGTAGTTACTGCTGGTGTAGATAATAGTCAAGATCTTGTAACACTAACTGTAACATTTCCAGATGGTACAACTTCAAGTAAAGTATTAGATGGTACGTTTAGTAGAGCAAATATTGTTACAGAAGTAAGCACATTAATTAACGCAGCCTCAGGTTGGAGTACTGCAACTAGTACCGGATTGGTAACTGCTACAGCTGCAACCGAAGGTATAATCACAAACAACTTCAGTGTGGCTCTAACATGCGCTGGGTCATTACCAACAGGCTTTACTAATAGTACGTTCACCGGAGCACAAACGCGCGCTGGTGTGGCTCCTGCGAGCACTACGGATACTGTTACATTAACGCCTCCTTTAGGTAATGCTGTGTCAGTTAACTTCAATGATCTTTCTGCTTACCCTGCTTATGAGCCTGATGGTTCACAAACTACAGCTGAAGTAACAGATGTACAGATTGCTACAGCTTTACAAGCAGCTTGGACTGACAGTACTCACTTTACTGTAACAAGAAGTAATGAAGTGTTAACGTTTACTGCTACAAGCAGGAAAGTTATTTCAGGTAGTTTTGCTTATACAGTTACGCAAGGTACTTCAAGAACAGGTACATTATTAACTGGTTTAATAACTAACTCAACTGGTGGTAACATTTCAACAACAGAGGGGGTAGATATAGTCTATGCTAGAGGGACCCGCGTTACTCTTAGTGCAAATACTGCTAGCGGCAGTAGCGTGTTATTTGATAAGCATTATGGCGAAGGGCCTGGACGACTCTTAGATCCTACGTTTGTTAAAGCAGCTAATGATAGTGACTATGGACAAACAGGCCACGGTAGTAACTCAGCTTACTTAGCAGCTTATTATAATACTGATGCTACACAAAACAGTACAGAGCTTGCTAAGCCTAATGGTGCTGTTCAGAATATGCAACAAGCTTTATTAGATATATTAACTGCATTAACTAATAATACTTTATTATCAGTTACCCCTGATAGTTCAGGGTCGCCTACTAATATTGTTTTAGAACCTACTCAGTTTAGTGCAACAGCTAATTATGTTACGGCTTTTGCGCCAGTGACTGAAGTTATAGCTAGTAAAGTTGCTCCAACAACTACAAATCTTACTAATGCTGCAGAAGGAACTGATGTTGCAACAACTAATCCTACGTTTAGTACTAGTGGTACATCTATTAGTACTACGTTTAATATAGTAAGACCTTGGCAATCTACAAATATAAACCCAAGTAAAATCTTTCCAATCTTTTTAGAATCTGTTACAGCTTCTAACGGTGATATAACTAATAGAATAAGAGCTGGAGATTTAGGTTACGATTTTGCTGGTACAAATTATGTATCTTACTTTGAAAGAGTTCAGTTATCTATAAGTCCTTCTTTTGATACTGAGCAGTTAACTAGTATAGCTTTGTGGGCTGATGGTGGTAGTATCGAAACTGTTGGTGGTGAACCTGTAAGGGCTACATTACAAGTAAGAGCTAGAGCTACTAATAACCCAGGTCAAAAAGCTTTTCTTACTGTAGCAGAAGATAATACTCAATCAGATGCTAAAGCTAATAAGCTAGTAGTAAACGGTTTTTCTGTAGCTTCTGATTATAAAACTGATGCACGAATGTTTGGAAGATTTTTAAATTATCGTATTGATGATGCTCAAACAGCTAATGCATTAACAGCTAATAATAATAAAGCTTGGAATATATCTGGACTTCAGTTAGACGTGAAGAAAGGAGGAACTCGATAATGGCAATCAGCAATCCTCCTCAAACTGATGATCCTAACGTAAACTTTATTTTGTTAGAGATTATTAAAGAACTTAATTTACGACAAGAAGAACACTTAAGGCTATTGGCAGACATACGCGCTGCCACTAGTCTTTCAGATCTACAGGAAAGGATCGATAAAAAATGATAAGAGCTATAGGCCATAACGATGTTTTGGAAGCTTTATTATTAATGAAACAATCTACTAAACAAAACGAATATAAGAATACTGAGTATAACGAAAATGCTTGGATAACTTTTTTCTGTAGTTTAATAGATAAACAAAGCAAACAAGACCCTAATGCATTAGTAATAGGGTATTATGATAATACATTAAAGGGGTTTTTATCTGCGTCAACGTTTAATAGTTACTATAATAACTCAGTAGTTATGGATGTTAGGGATTGTATCGTAGATAAGAATAATAAAAACAACGGTAAAATAGTACACCAATTATTTACTCATATGATAAATCATACAAAAAAATATGGTGGTAAATATTGGAGAGCAGATTCTATACAGGGATTTGATGATGCTTTAAGATACGGTAAATTTTTACAAAAAAGATTTAATGGTACTTTACAAATTTCTGTAAGAGGAAAAATAGAATAGGAGAATAATATGGGCGGTGGAGGCGGAAGCAGCACTACAATAGCTACATCTGGATTAATAGATGATCTAAAACCAATAGTCACAAAACTGATTGGTGATAGAGTAACTGCATATGATGAAGATATAAAAGACCCTAGTAAAATTGTAGCAGACTTATCACAACAACAGAAAGATTCGTTTACAGCATCTACAAACACAGCAAACGATATGATAAGTGGTCAAGGTGCATTTGACTTAAGTGGTAGATTAAATAGAGATTTAGCTAATACACTGGGAACAGGCATGGGAGCCGCTTCAATGGGAGGAGCGTTAGGCTCTGCGAGATCTATGGCAGCTACTAATAAAGCTCTTGGTGATGTGTCAATGAATTACTTAGAAAAAGAACAAGGTAATATATTGAAAGGATCTGAGTTATTAGGAAACGTAGGTACTGCTATGCAACAACAAAAACAAAAACGGTTAGATGCTCCACATACAGCTACGTCTAGAATTTTTCAGTATCTTGGTGCTGGACCTACACAATCTGTACAAACTACTAAAGGTGGAGGAAAGTAAATGAACGTTAATAGCATGTCACCTCAACAAAGAGCAATGTTAATGGCTCAGCTTCAAAACTCTTCGTCTGTTATGCCTACCATGGTTGTACCAGCTCCAAAAGTAGCTGAAGGTCCAAAGACTGTTGTAATAAAACAATCTGAAAAACCGCAAATAAAAGCAAAACAAAAAAGTGAAATGGATCAACTTAGAATGGCAGCTAAGTTAGGAGCGCTTAACATGGGCATGGATGCTGGAATGAAATCTTTTGCACCTAAAGCTGCTGCAACTACTGCCGCCGCGGCTGCAAATCCTATAACTGCACCATTACTTATGGCAGCTGCGCTGTTTGCTAAAGGAGGAACTAAAGTTCCTGGTGGACCATTATATAATTATGGTGGATCAAAAGTAAAATACTATGAAGAAGGAGAAAAGGCAGACGATGGTGTTAACTTACTTCCGTTAGGAATGCTAAGAACTCTAATGAACTATGGTGCAAAGCAAGGAGTTATTGGACCACGCGGAGGTGCTAATATTCCTGGTTATAGATACCAACATAGTCCTAAAATACATCCACCATATACTCCTAGAATGCAGGCTATAATGGATGCTAATAAAATGATTGACAAAATGCAGAGGTACGATAAGATGTACCCTGTATCTGGTAGAGATAGATTTATATTAAATGAAATAAAAGCAGAACAAAAAACTCCTGAATACAAAAAGCGAATGGATAAGTTTGAAGAACGTATGATGGATACCTTTAAGAAACTAGAAAAAGATGGATACAATATTAAAGCTAGTAAAGCTCCTATTAAACAAGTTGATCTATCAGGTACGCTAAAAGATAACAAAATGGTAAAAGCAAAACCACCTCTTACTCCTGATCAAATAGAAGATAGAAAATATCTTAAGTCTGTTGGAGTTTTAGGAAGCGAGTTATTAAGTGATTATGGAGATGTAGGTAAGAAAGCTGTTACAGCTGCTGCGCCATTTGCAATGGGAATGCTTAACTTTCCTTTAGCTGTAGCTTCCTATCTTGGTAGCGCAGGACCTTTAAATGAAGGTGCAGAAAGACAAGGTAAAAATGTACCGTTAATGAAGCAAGGACCTGGTCCTATAGTAGCTGTTCCTGAATCGTTTGCGGGGATGAGTGACGAACAAATTAAATCGTTAACGTCAGGAGAGTAATTATGGCCATAGGATTTAGAAGAGAATATACACCATCAACAATAGATTTTAGTTATTTAGATGTTGATGTGCCAGACTTTAAGTCAACACCTAAAGTTGGTCAAACTTCGCAAGCTCCGGCTATGGATCAATCAGGATCTAACGATTCCGGTACGTCTATGCAGCAATCTTATATACCTGCGATACCTCCTATGGCACCAATACAAGTTCCTGATAATTACGATTTTGATAATACTGTTTACAATCCTGATACAAATGAGTTTCAAGCTCATACTTATCCAAAAATACCTACGTTACTAGGAACTAAAGCTGTTGAAAATACTATGATGTATGGTAAGCCAAGTGGTTCTAGTCATTTAAATCCAGGTCAAGTAAAAAATATACAAGATAATGCTTTAGCCCATCAGGCAAACATATTAGAAACTACACAAAATATGCCAGTTGGTTCGACAGCTATGGATATTCATAATATGGCTCATTTACAATCAACTGGATTTGACCAATATGGAAACTACCATCCTGAATACGATCCTGGTGTAGCTGCTCATGCAGCTCATATGGCTGCAATACCTACTTATGGAGCTCATTCATCTGGTTCGGCAGGAGGAAATATGATTGATGCTATTACAAATGGTATTAACTTAGGTGGTCCTGATACTTCTGCAACAAATATAGGAGTTCCTTTCTTTGATGCTAATACAATGATGGGTATAAACAATCCAGCAGAAGGGTATCAACCTAGTCCTTTTATAGAAGCTAATCAACATTTACTTACTCATGGTCCTGTTGATACAAGTTTTATACCTAGTTCAGGAGCTGAAGAAAGTTCGGGAGGAGGATCTAATATGAGTATTCAGGATAGTAGCGGCGGCGCGTCAGGAGGAGGTAAATAATAATGATGAACTTACCACCTATTGAAAAGATCGATAAGGTAGATCGATATGGTAATAAAGTTTCTATGCAATACGAAAACAACAGGCAAAAGAAACATAAAGTACAGGATCGACATGGTAATAGTTTGACACTTACATTTGCTTCACCTGATATTACTCCACCGCCTTCTATGACAGAAGTACCTAATTATTCTGCAAAAGGCGGAAACTCTAATAATCACCCTGGTAATCCAAAAGGTACAGATACTGTGCCAGCTTGGCTTACACCTGGCGAGTTTGTAGTAAATAAAGAAGCAACACAAATGTATGAACCACTCATACGACAAATGAATAACCATGGACGACAAGTTCAAAATGAAAAAGCTATGTATGCTTCTCATGGTAGTTCAGTAGATGTAGATTGGATTACTGAAGATCTATTAGATAAACTACGATTTGCAGAAGTAGGCAACTTAAAACCTGAACAAATGGTTTCACCTGCTGGAGCTAGAGGACCATACCAAATTATGCCAGCTAACTTTGATGGTGGAGCTGGGTTTGGTACAACTCCTATTTCAGCTGCTGATGCTTTTAACGAAGAAAAGTCTAGAAGATTTGCAGCAGAATATTTAGCTGGAATACAAAACGCTTTTCCTGGTTGGAGCCCAACAGAAGTTTTACAAGCCTACAATTGGGGACCGGGTAATATGAGGAAATATAAGTCAGGCGCAGGAAATACTATGCCTACAGAAACTACTCAATATCCTATGAAAATTTTAGGACCTGGTAAACAATATGCTAGCAATACTCCATTTAAGTTAAGTGATCTTTTTGGTATGTCTGCTTATGCTGCTGATACTAATAAACAGGTTCCTCAATTAGCTCAGAATAATGTAAGTGATATAAACTCTATTATATATGGTGGAACACAACCGGTTGATAACACTGTAAAACCAGCAGTAACCAATGATAGTCCTTTACCTGATTGGATGAAAGGATACCACACTTTTGGAGAAGAGGTTAAAAAAGATTTTGAATCTACTGGTGAACTACCTATTATTTCTGAAAGCCAAATGGTTCCATTGTCAAGTGATAAAGGCGTAGAGCTTAGACCTTCTGATGTTAAGTCTAATGAACCTGGATTAAAGCAAGATCCTGGTATGTCAAAGGAAGAAAAGTCTAGCATTGTACAAAAGATTAAAGAGCAGCTAGCGGCTAAGGAACTTGAGGAAGAAGAAAAGAAAAAGGCTGCTGAGGCAGGAGCTAATATTGCTGATGGCGATACAGGTGATGGAGATGCTGGCGCAAAAGAAATGAGTAAAGCCGAAAGGTTTTTAAAAGATTTATTAGGACCGTTGTTTAATAGATCAGAACTAAAACGAATGGCTATCTTTTATCTTGGCGCTAGAGCTATGAATAATACTCATGGAGATAGTTTAGCGTTTGCTCTTGAGAACTACATAAATCGAGTAGACTCTTTGGAGGAAGCTGCTTTAAGGTTTACATATAGTGAACAAGGACAAAAGCACACTGATAAATCTTTACAAGATTTTCTAGATAACGACTATGATAGAAGTTTATTAATAGAAAAAGGATCACCAGTACGAAATACTGCTCAGTTTGTAATGGCTTATAGTTTGAAGAACCGTAATGTTAAAAGAAGACTTGAAAAAGTAGAAGTTGGAACAGGTAATAATAAAAGAACTTTACATAGAGATGTTAAAACTAATACCATTATACCCGATAGTTTTTGGAATGACTGGACTACTAATGAAACATACGCTTATGGTACTGATAAATATAACGCAGAGTCAGCTAGATTAATTAAACTATTTGAAGATACTTTAAAAGCAGCTAGAAATCTAAACTCTACTACAGTAAAAGATAGAACTGTAAAGAGTCCATACGATAAGTTAAACATTCCAAAAGAAGCACAAAAGATGGCAGCCTTTGTAATGCAAAAAGGACCAATAGATGCACAACGAAAAACTGGTGTTGATGCAAACTTGTTTGGAGCTGCTATAAACAATGCTTATTCTTTAGCGATGCAAGATGCTATGGCTGATGAAGTAGAGTTTACAGACTTATTACCTTATGTAAAGTATTTACAGTTTGAAACTAAAACTAATGCTAACCCTAAATTATTTGAAAGTGAACTTGATACTCCTACAGAAAAGAAAACAGGTGTAGGCGATCCTATTAGTATGAGAGAGTTTGACACCTTAAAAGAAGGTATCGTTACAATGATGTTAACAATGCCAGACCCTGATGGAGAACCAGGTAGTAAACCTTTTGCTACTATGGATCCTGATACAGCATTTAATATTTATGTGACAGACACTGAAGAGCGTTGGAATAGTTTAACTAAAAATGAAAAAGGTGTTTGGAGAAGCAGAGCATTAGGTAAAGGTAAAGGTAAAACTTCAGGGTTCTTTGAGTTTTTGCGTGCCAGATATTTACTTAATATAGCAGGAGATGATTAATGTCAGAACTTGTAAGAACGCTAAGAGATTCCGGCAAGTTACCTAAGTATGGATCAGTTGAAAGTAACCCATTTGCGTTAACAAACGACTACATTTTTATTGATGCTGATACTATAAAGTCTAAGTCTGATCCTACTTTTAGTGGAAGATTAAAAGGTATTGACGCTCCTGAAGTTGCAAAATTCTTTTCTCCTACTGATACTGAAGGTTCTACGGCTGGTGGTTATAGAGCCGGCGCTTCATTAATGGAGCTTGCACAAAAGCAAGGGTTTACTAATGTTGTTAGAACTGGAGAGCTAGATGCGTTTGATAGAGAGCTTGTAGAATTACGAGACGAAAGAGGTAGAGACTTTGTAGATACTCTAATGAGAACTGGAGTAATGGAACCTACTAGATACTCTACAGCTCAGCATATTAAATACGCTGATATGGCTAAGATCTTTGGTGTAGCTGATTTAGGTGAAGACTTCGATATAGCTCGTAACGCTATTGCTGATACGATCGCTGAAGAAACTCAGCACCATATGGTATTCAGAGACTTAGCTACCACTGAACAGCAGTTAGCTTATGGTGGTGGCTATTATATGCCTGGTTCCGTAGCTATTAGAGATCCTAAAAGAACTCTACAAAATAAAGCAAAGAATCCGTTATCTGAAGCATGGGATATAGGTTGGGTTGGTGCATACGAAGGACTGTCAGGGTTTTTAGCAATGGGAGGAGAAAGCACTGGTATTAAATGGGCTGAAGAATTAGGAGAAGCTTCAGTATACAGACAACAAAGATACCTAGCTAATAAACCTGAAATTGTTACTAGCTTTAAAGATATTGATGGTATATTTGGAAAGCAAGGCGCATTTCAGTATTTATTAAATAACGCTGTAATATCTGTTCCCTATATGGCAGCTACTGCAGCTGGTTATCTTGCTGCTGGTCCTACTATGGGTGCGTCTATGTTGCTTCCTATAAGTTTGTATACAGGTACTATATATAATGATCAGCCTGAAGATGGAAAGAATGCTGGCTTAGCTATTGCTGGTGGTTTAACTCAATCTGTTTTAGATAGACTTGGTTTGCAACTGCTAATTAGAGGTGGTGCAGGTACTATGCTCACCAAAAAAGGTAGAGACGAAATAATAGAGGCATATGCAAAGAAAGCTAATGTAAGTCCGGAAGAAGCTAGCAGAGTAGTACTAAATACTACTAGAAAAGAGATGGCTAAACTTGCTAAGGACGCAGCTGCTTTTGCTAAACAACAGATTTCTGCTAGAAATGTATCTAGAAACTTAATAAAGAGAATGGTAATAGGTGGTGCTGGTGAAGGTACTACTGAATTTATGCAAGAAGCTATTGGCTACACTGCTGCTCATGCAGGTAACGGGTTTAAAGATTGGGATGCCAATGAGTTTAATACTAGATTAATTGATGGTGCAATCGCTGGTACATTTATAGGTAAAGCTTTTACAATCCCAGGTACTATGTGGGATTATGGTGTATGGAGAGACGTTCAATATAAACTGTCCCCTAGTACAGGAAAGCAAATATCTGAAGCGGGTGTTTCTGCAAATGAAGATATTCAAAAACATGGTAGACAGTTTAACATTCAACAAAACAACGCCAATCTTCAAGCAGCTATGGATACAGCTAAACAAAGAATTAGTACTCTTACTAAATCTATAAGTGGTTTAGAGAAAAAACTTAAGGTAGCTAAAGCAAAAAATAAAAGAGAACAGTTAAAGTCTGATATAGATAGACAAAGAGAAAAGCTAGAAGAAGCAAAGTCGCTTTTAAATTTTGAAGATATAAACGATAGAAGCGCAAGACACGAAAAAGCTTTACAAAAAAGAACTGTTACTGAATTTAGAAACGATTTATGGAATAACCTGCCAGCCTTATGGAGAGGTTTGACTAGGCATATATTTCCTTTTGATTTACAATTAAAAGCTGATAACACAGCTGAACAAATAAAGAAAGATAAATCGTTAGTTGGTGATGTTCCAGCTATTAGGCATTTAGCTGAAGCTCATAGTGGTAACCTTGAAAAGTCTATGACTGGTATGCATTATGAAAACCGCATGCACCATTATATTTCAGCGCTTAAAGAAAAATTAAAAGACGTTAACACTACACTTTTTGCTTTTGGCAGAACAGATACTAGAGCAAGTCGATTAAAATTTAGTGAAGAGTTTTATGATGCATTTGTTAAGGCTAGAGAAAACGCTAAAGCAAAAGGTCGTGAAAACAATATTAAGTGGGACGAAGATTTAGAAGGACCATTTAGAGAGCACTTACCTGAGTTTAAAGCTTTAATAGCTAGAATGGAAAAAGTTGCTAACGATATTTTTAATATGCAAAAGAAATATAATCCGTTTCTTGGTAAGATAGCTTACTTTTTAGCTAGAAGTAGAACTCTTGATAAAGAAAAAATTGCTCGTGATCGAGGTACATTTGAAAAATTATTGTCAAAGCACTTTGGTTATTCAGATAAAAAAGCTAGAGAACTTACTACAGCTATTTTAGCTATGGATTCTACTGATGGCTTTGTAGATACTGGAATGTTAGATTACGATGGTAACTTTTCTGTTACATCAAGGCATACCTTTAGACCTAAAGCACAAAAGAAAAGAGAGCTTGGAATATCAGATATATCTGACTTTAAAGATTTTTTAGAAAACGATTTGTTTACTAACATGTCTAACAACCTTAAGTCTGCTGTAAGATATACTACTATAGAAGAGTATGTTGGATCTAATAACGAAAAAATAAATTACTGGTTAGATAAAGCTGAAAAGCAACTAATAAAATCTGGTATGCCTGAAGACGAAGCTAAAGCTCTTGTAGATCAAATAGCTTTTAGAATGAAGAGATACTATGATGCTCAGTCAGGTAACTATAAACGAACTCATAAGCCTGTATGGGAGTTTGTTAAAAAGAATCTTATCTTTGTTACTACTGTAACACAACTACCTTTAGCTACTGTATCTAATATCGTAGAACTAGGTACATCATTAAGAGGCCTTAGTAAAGATCAGATCTTTGGTACAAAAGAGGAGCTTAAAAGAGGAAAATTACAACCTGGTCAAAGAGGTAGTATTGCCGCAATAGTTTATACATTTGTAGAAGAATTTTACAATACTATACTTAGAGCATATAGCACTGTTGCTATGAAACCTATGCTTGATCGAAGAACTAGTTACGGTTATCAAAGAAACAAAGAGCTAGGGTTTATGAGCTTTGAAGTTGGTGCTGCTCATACAACAGGTGTTAGTGAAGTTGGCCATTTACGACAAAGAATACTTGATGTGTATTTTAAAGTTATTGGTTTGCAACAATGGACTAATGCTATGAGAGCGGGTAGAGCAGCTATTGCAGCTGATTATATCCTTGATAAGGTAGCAACTATAGCAGAACATAGAACTGCTAAGATTCAAGAGAAAGATCCTATATGGACTAACGAAATGGATGAGGCTCAAGAATCTTTGCGTAACCTAGGAATAGATCCTAACTTTATGGTTAAGTTTGTTATAGATCCGGAGATGCAGCTTAATAAAACACATGTTAATACTTTTAAAACTAATATGCGTGAAGGAGAGTTTAACTTTGTTAATGAAGCTGTTGTATTACCTCAGTCCGCAAACAGACCTTTGATATTCCAAGATCCTCGGTTTGCTTTATTCACACAGTTTCAAGGATTTATATCTACGTTTACTGCTTGGCATTTACCTAAAATGTGGAATGATCTTGTAAAACGTGGTACTCCTGGTATGAAGTATAACGCTTTTGCTACAGCAATGTCAATGATTGCATTAGGCTTTTTATCTCAGCATTTAAAAGACTTACTTAAGTTTGGCGAACCAAGCCCATACTTTACTGGTATGGAATACATGAGAAGAGGCGTAGGTGCTAGTGGATTGCTAGGTACAGGAGAACGATTAATTGACTTTGCTTTTCCTATGTATGATAAGCGATACCCTAATACTACTATGTGGGCAATTGGTACTGTTGCAGGAGAATCTGCAGCGGTAAGTAAAGCTTTAAGACTTGGTGGTATATCGTATGACGTTGCAGCAGGAGACAAACCTCCTGAAACTCTATATAAACTATCGCCTTTTAGTCAAACATTATATAAACATCTTCACCCTGACAACGTATCTTGGGATTATGATCGTTTCCCTGATGAAGTAATTAATCAATAACTGGAGAAATACATGAGTAGATTTTCAACTGCAGCTGGACAGAGAAGAAAAATTGAAGCTACAAAAGATCTTTTCTATAATCAAGCTGGTCAGTCAGAACTATTAAAGAAGTTAAACGCTCAGCTTATAAAGGGACGAACACCTGAAGGACAAGCGGTAGATACTTCTTACTATGAAGGGTTTGGGTTATCTCCTGAAGTAGAACAAACCCCTATATACGATAGTTTAACAGAAGAAATAGTTGATCCAGACCAGGGAAGAACTGGACCCGCAGTAGTATCAAAGCTAAAAAGCAAAGCTCAGGAAGCTGGTTTATTAAAACCACCTATGGATCCTGATCGAGCTGCTAGACTTGACGACTACTTTAGAAAAGAAGAAGACGATAAACGTCAACAAGCATACGACGATCTTATTGCTATGCAAAGAAACCAAGAAAGAGTACCAGGAGTTTCTGAAATAAGACCAGACTTTGCAGCTAGTTTTAAGGATAAGCAAGCAAGAAGAGATTATTTAGGTAAAGCTTCTCTTCCAATCCGTAGAACTCTGCAAGAAATACATAATGATCATAAAGAAGGTGAGCTACAAAACCGTACTATATCTAACTCGCCTTTATCTTATATTAAGAATGATGGCTTTGGAGAACTAATTAGACGCGGAGATCTTTTGACTAAAGCTTTTTTAACTACGATAACCGATGACATAATAGATAAAGCAGATCTTAAACAGCAAGTTGCTAAAGATCAAATAAGATTTAGAGATAAAGATGGTAACCTTTTAAAGAGAGAACTTACACCTGAAAACTCTCCTAAAGGCGTAAGCACAAAGCAATCTTACTTAGAGCCTTATGAAATTTCTGCGCATATTGAGTCTCAGGTACTATCAGCTATTGATGAAGGACTAGTTGATTCACCTATTGTACGGAATATATTAGGTAAATTAAAAGATCCTTATTTAAAAGATGGTGAACTTACAGAGTCTGGAAGAGAGCAGTTGATAAAAGACTACGCTGAAGAGCAAGGGTTATCAATGGCAGAAGCTACAACAGAAGTTGATGGTGTTCTTGTAGATGAAAGGTTTTACGGAAGAGTATCTTTAGACGATAGAATAAGACAAGCTTTGAGATCGCCTGAAAGAAAGGCAATGGTAGCTGCAGGTAAAAGAACTAATGCTCGAACTCTTAAGATAAAAGCTGAAGAGATAATGAAGCGTAGAGCTAAGAAGAAAGAGCAAGGTAAAGCTCCTGATCCGCTGCCGTTTATGTTTATACTAGAAGCACTACACCCTAACATAAACTTTAATGAACTAAATCTTAAAGGTATCTTGTTTGATCCTGATGGATTTAATGCTGGTATACTAGGAGTTAATCCATATATCAGACGTAAAAGCGGTGCAAGCCCTAGACGAATGATGATTGATCCAGTGTTTGGAAAGATCATGAGCTTTGTTACTGAAAAGTTTTTATTGCAAACTCAGTTTATACCTACTGTAGGTGAAGCGCATCCTGATGCTGAAGCTTTAATACGAGAAGGCGTACTAGTTAGAACTCCTACTCCTGATACTGATAACATAACCCCTGACGACAAAAGAGATATTGGGTCTTATCTTGAAGCTCCTAGTATTGAAACAAGCGAAACAGGTGGCGTAACTTTATTAAAAGGTAACAGTCAACTTGGCAGAGAAATATTTAAAGAGTGGAAGAGAGAACAAAACAGAAGATTAGGTAGACCGACTGATGAGTACTCATTGAAAGGAGTTCCTGAATCCTCGTTTGAAATAGTAGGTACATTTGCTAGAGAGCTTTATGCTGAAGTTAACCCTGACTTATATCAGAAAGAAACTCTTAATGATCAGACATACTACAATTTAACTGATAAAGGATTACAAGCTTTAAATGCTGCTGCTCGTGCAGCTCCTGACGCTTTTAGAAACGTAGAAAAAATGCCTAGGTTAGTTCCGCCAACTGATTTTATAGGAGAGAGAACACCTACTAAGCAAACTACTACTGTTGTAAATAGGTATATAAGACAGATCGAACAGTCTAGAAAAAATATGAGTTCTATTGCGCATAAGGTAGACACATTAAGAAGTAAACTTATGAAGCAAGCGGCTGTTCAAGTTTTATCTAATGCTAAATCACAAACAGAGTTAGACAAGCTTGGAGACTTCTTTGGATTAGGACCTGAAAAGTATATTGAATTTAGAGGTACCTTTGATAAAAAAGTTTTTGAAATACAGAAGTATGCAGGCTTAGAAAAACGAGCTGCGCAAGAAAGAGTATATGAAACGTATCGTCCTGATTACGAGATGGATAAACAGTTTGCTAGATTCTTAGAGTTTATGCATACAGTAGGCAGATACTCTGATGGCGCATACTATTTAGACTTTGTAGTACAGAACTTGCAAGGACGAATGCACGTTGATCAGACTAGATTTAATCCACAACTTATTCCTTGGGTTAGATATATTACTGGTGGCGTTGAGCCTGTTCAGTTTAATCCTTATACTGCTATAGGTGATGAGCATAATATATTTAAAGAGCATATGGCTAAGCAGTTTATTCCTGCAGCCAAAGGAGATTTACCTAACGAAGCTATTAAAAAGTTTGATAGAGAATTTAGTAAACATCTTAATAACGAAACTGATAGTTTGTTTTCAGCTATTATTTCAGAAGGAGCTACTGTTGAATCTAGTCTTATGAGTGACGAAGATAATAAAAGATACGACAAACTTCTTTCAGAAATTAAAATCAACGTTAATCCTGAAATGTATCAGGGTGAAATGGCTGAAATGGATCCTAACACTATAAGACCTAAAGGTAGTTCGTTATCAAATCCGTTAGCTGACATAGTTCCTAATGAATACATCGCAGTTCCAGATGAAGTTGCTCAAATGCCACCTCTTAATATACCTGATTCTTTATTAGCAAGAACTAGAAAGGGTGGTATGAAAGGACCTAGTGAAGGACTTGAGGGCTTTGCCAAGGTTGAAGCTGCCATTGAACTAAAGCGTTATGCAGATGCTTGGAAAAATAAGACGCCATTTAGAACTAATATAGCCATTGAGTTGGACGGTACAACTCATGGTCCTTCTTCTTGGTTGGCTATGCTTGGTGCTATTAAGTCTGCATTTAGAAGTGGGGTACTAAGAAAGGAAGGAGCTAAAAAAGTTTTAGATGACATGGTAGTTGCAGAACTTTTAGAAGTTGATGGATTACCTGCTGATATGCAGGACCAGGCAGCTGGTGATTTACGTGATGGATTAGCAACTTATATGCTAGAAAATGGTAATGATTATGCTAGTGCTTACCATGCAGATACTGAGTTTAGTCCTATATTATATTCTATTTTACAAAAAGCTGTCTTGGATCGTGATAACTTTCTTAAGAAACCTCCTATGACTTTGTCTTATGGTCAGTTACTTGGTAACCTTAGAAAAGCTATATATGATGTTATATATACTGGTGAGCAAGCTACTGCTATTAACGAGCTCATTGAAACAGAAGGCTTTAGAGATAGTTTAGCTAAGCAAGGTAAGAACGAACCAGCTGAAGAAGTTGTAGCTACTTACTTACATAACATATTAGCTGATGCTATTGATATGGAACTACATCCTGCAGTTGTTCAAGTCGGTCAGTTGTTAAGAGCTAACAATGCAATAGCTATGTTAAGCGATGAAATCATGACGGTTAAAAATGCTTTAGGCATTGATAACTATATTGGTGCAAAAGAAAGAGTAGTTAAGAGAGACACTGATGGTCAAGTTATGATTGGGGAGTTTCATTTACAGACTGAGGGATCAGGCTCTGCAAGAAAGCCGATCGTGTTATATAAGTCTGAGCCAGCAGGAAGCGCTTTAAGAGATGGGATTCCTGGTGGATGGGGAAGAGGTAGAATTATACCTGCTATTATCCAAGGTATTGATGGAGCTTGGATGAACCTAATGTTTAGAGGTGAATCATGGAACGCTCTTGAAGGTAACTACATGCTACCTATTATGGATGCTGTTAAGACAGATCTTAGAGGAGCAGCTGAAGTTAGACGTCAAGCAAATAAGAACTGGTGGAAAGTTATTGAAGAGTATGATCCATGGACAAGTCTATTTATGGAATGGCAACCTGCCGCAGTAAATAAGTTTTACAATAAGATAGGTTATAATGCTAAAGATAACAAGTGGACTGAAAACCCTAAACAAATTATTCCGTTTAGAGATGGATTAACAGGACCTAAGTATGCTGAGCTGCCTCCGTTAAGAGTAACTCCTACTGCTCAAGGAATTAAAGGCTTACAAGCTGCTGATTTATCTGGACCTTATAAAGGATTTTGGTATTTAACTCATCAGACAGCACCTTCAGAGTTTGTTGGGTATGGCGAGTTATCTTTACAAAACTTACAAAAACTTATTGATGATACTATGGAGTTCAGAGCTAGAGATAAAGGCGAAGATATACAAGAGTATAATAATAAAAAGTGGGAAGCAGCTGGAGTGTTAGCTAAAAAGGTAGCTCAAGCTGAAGCTGCTAAAATATACGGTTCTAGTAAAGATAGAACACCACTTGATGGTATGAGTAGAGAGTACATGAAACAATTCTTTGACAGACTTGTAGCCGTATTAGATATTGTAAAGCGTAATAAGATTAATACTGTTACGCTCAACAAAGAGAAGCAAGTACTAATACAGTTAGAGAAGAGTAAAAAGAGTAAAGGCGGAATACTTCAAGTTAACCTATAAAAAAAATAAAGGGTACCTTAATTGGTACCCTTTTTTTTATTTAGCATACGTCTTCATGATACAAATGATGGTAGTCGTTTTTCTCTACGTAGTTCTTAATCCACTTAGGAGAGAAGTGTAGCTCCTCTCCATTTAGAAATACAATACCATACTTGTAGATAAGAGCTATATCCTTCTCTTCTACACCAATCATACCGTCTGCCTTTATTTTAAATATACTCATTTTATTTATCTATGAAAAGAAATAGTCACTATCAGCTATTCCTTTTATATCTAGATCTCCTAACTTATAGTTGTAATTAAACTTCTCAGGTTCAAGCAATAGCATTTCTGCTATGTCTTTATAGAAATCATCATGATCATACATTTTAATGAACACTTCCTTAGTTAAACCTAACAAGCTAGCTACATCACAAGCGTGAGTAGAAAATGAGTCATGAATAGCAGCAAAGTCTCCGTCCCAGTGATGGATAATTAGAGCCATATGTGCTGCGTCCATACTGTGAATGAAGTTTGGACTTATACCTGAGGCAAAGCCACCAGGACTAGGTATCTTTTTACCATACACTAGCCTATGTTCTTTACCTACATGCTGGATCCTCATATCAGAGATCCAACTTTTCCACTTGACGTCTTCCATTACATAGTTTTCGTACCGTACTGGAAAGCCAGATGGAGTTTGCCAGTCAACTACAGGTTCCTTTAACTCAGCAATAATGTGGTTTGCTATAGCTTGCAGGTAACTCATAGTCTCTAACGGGCCTGGACACACCTCATCGATAGCTTTTATAAGCTGAAATGCTAAGTCGTTACAGTCACTCATAGTAATATTGTACTTACTATGGAATCCTTCGGCATAACAGTCAGCATACATGTTCAAAGCTATGGCTAGGTGGCCCGCAGAGTACGCTCTAGTCATCGCTCCGCGTTTCGATATACCTTTCCTTATGTGTTTCATAGGCATGTCTCTCTGCGCGAACCAGGAGGGCACGCGAGCTATCAATGCTTTAGCTGTTTGCACATAAAAGTCCTTAGGTATGTCAGTTTTTACTAGTCCCACTAGTTCTCCGGCCTTTTTATCCTTAGATATAGCAGCTAAGTGCTGCCAGCCGTTGTTAGAACCGTCGATCGGGACAGGAAGATCGATGTAGTATACACCATCTTTAGACTCTTGATCCCATAGGCTACACCATGCCTTGCAACAAGCAAGAAAACCTACAGGCTTCTCAGCTTTTTCATGGATAGTACGATTTACCCATGTATTTCTAATGAAGTCTTCGTTATTAAGAACCCATTTAACTCGATCATCAATGGTCATTTTATCTACAGAAATATCTGTAAGACCTTCATTATCTAACGCTGATTTATAATCGGCTTCACACCACTCCGGTATATTATCGATTGAATACGCCTGGTTGTATGAACATGCTGTATGCACAGCAAAGTAATACAAACCTTCTTCGGTCATTGGTTGTGCATTAGCAAACTTCAATAGACCTCGCTCCATATCTTTACCTTGGTAGTTTAAATACGATTCACGATAATACAATCTCCCCCTATAATCTGCATCTACATACTGAAAGAATATTTTATCTTTCAACGCTTCTGCTTTTTGAACAGTCATATTATATGCGTCAAACTTACTACGGTTTTTAAGTAATACTAACTTAGCGTTCCAATGCGTAGCAGCTTCATCGTACTTAGCTTGAGCTCGTATCAGTGGCTTTTTGTTAGGTTTATTACGTAACTTATTAGTCAGTCGTCGTAGTTCACCATAGTATTTCTTTTCAAGAGACTTATTACCTAACTCAGGTTTAAATACAACCTCATTCCAGTATAAGTTCTTGCCTTCTAACTCTTTGTTGTTACCAAATATACAGTATCGGTAGTTCTTACCAGTTTCATCAGCAACTTTTAGAGTTTCAGTAACAAACTTACGCTTGTTTTTAAGTACAGCTTCTAATATATCGGAGTCTATTGTCCAAGCTGTACGTTGTAGTTTATTTATTGCATCAATAAATGGTTGGTCAAGCAATAACTTAAAGTCCTCGCTCTTATCGTATCCCCAGTGTTTTATTACTGGGAATCCATTGTCTTGAAACAGATTACTTATACGCTTTATCTTAGTAGTAGATGTGTTTTGTATAAGCTCATTGACTACCTGGTCAGGTAGCGATCCTATGTTTAGCCACTTATCAGATGTCTCAATCATATATGGTGCACGGCTGTAAGGTTTCTTACCAACCGGGTTTGCTTCCCATTTAATCTGAGCTTCTGTAGGTGCCCTCACTATTTTAATATATCCACACTCATAGAAAGCTTCAAGGATTAGGTCGCCGACTGTTACATCGGCTCTAAATCCTAACTCAACTCCTTTCTGTAGCAACACGTTCTTACCTATAGCTACTGAGGCTGCAGTAAGTTTACATGTTGCTGATTCAGATGTTGATGTTTTTCTAAAGTGATACTGCAGTATTGTTAACGCATCATACACAACTCTCTTCGGTTCCAGCTTGTGTTCGTTCACCAGCCGTACTGCCCACCTCTGAGGTGTACTTATAATTTTCTGTTCTAAATACTCTATCACATTCTGCATTTTCTCTCCTAGTTTTGCGGAATGGGTTATGTGTTACGTTAAACAAGTCAGACCCACGCCTTAAGCAACATTTAATTTCATGGGATTCTACAACAGTAGCTTCTTTGTCGGTCATCTGACCACCCTTGATTACTACAATGTCTTGAATCCTATGAGTACCTAGTTTATCTAGTAACCACACATGATGGTCGTAGCTGCGGTTAGTTATCTGATAAGCACGATGTAAGGTACCCTTACCTACATACGTTACTGTTTTACTATCAGGATCTTGGTGAAAGTAAACACAGTACATATCTTCAGGATACCTTATAACTTCGTTAGTGTTTTCTCTAATCTCTATCTTGCGCAACTTCAACTCCATTATCTTGCAGTAAATCTAACGCATAGTTTTGTGTTATACGTACACCATCAACCTCTTTTAGATAAGGCCACTTATACACTACACGCTTTATACCTGACTGCAAGATAAGCTTTGTGCATTCTGAACATGGAGCTACTGTTAGGTATAATGTAGCTCCTTCAGATGAAGACGTAGACGCAGCCAACTTAGCAATAGCATTTGTTTCTGCGTGTATGACTTCCCATTTAGTACTAGCATCGTGGTTACGGGTTTCATTATCCATACCATGAGGCGTACCATTCCAGCCGTAGCTAAGGATATTATTACCCTTAGCTATTAGCGCGCCAACTTTATATAGTCTATCTCTAGATCTTTCAGATACTATCTGAGCTATCTCAAGATACATCTTATCGTTTTTAGATAATGTCAAAGCCTAATTCTCCTTTCAATAATCTGCCTGTGTCAGGGTTATATATGCTAATACCTGCAGGACCTGTTAGACCTGTAAACCTAGACTTAAGAACTGTAAACTTTATTTGGTTACGATCTTCTTGTTTAGGAGCTACTAGGTTTCTTGAAAATGCAATGATGTCAAATGATATTTGTTTGATACTACCACTGCCTTTGATGTCGTCGATAGAAGCCATGTTGCCTTCTTCGAAAGCATTACCATCTCCTGCTTTACGCAAGTGGCTTACAATACCTAGCCATATGTTATGCTTCTTAACGATCTTTAGTAGATCACTCATGACCTTGTCGACTGCTGCATTACCTGTTAGACCTTCGCTGCCTTCTGATACTGCAATAGTGATATGGTCTAGGAATAAATACTTACATCCCATAAGCGCCATGTATTCTATCTTATCTATTAAGGAACTATCCTCAACAGAACCTTGGTGGTCAAGCAGTACAAGCCGTTCATCTGCAAATACTTTATCAAATCCTTGACGCATCTCTACTTCTGATACATCTAGGTCTCCACCAATTCTTTTACTAATGCTCATGCCGATAAGCTTCTCAGCTGTATCGCCAATACTTTCTTCCAAAGATATTAAGCCAACCTTTTCTTTACTTGTAGAAAGTAAATGCCATATAATCTCTTTGATTACAGTAGACTTACCTGAGCCTGTACCACTAGTAAACAAAGTAATCTCACCATGCCTCATGCCGTCAAGCTTTTCATTAAGGCCATCAAGACAATCAGGGTAAGGTACTGATTCAGTTTGTTGGCGTTCTATAAACTTATCCCAGATCTTTTCGCCTGTTAGTATACCAGCTGGGTTGTACTTTTGTGCACCCCATATAGCATTAATAACTGCTGTAGATCCGTGATTAGTAAACAGATCAGACGCATCCTTACTTTCTGTTTCAATAACTTTTACTTTATCAAAGCCAATAATCTTTGCTGCTTCTCTTACAGCCTTTTTACCAGCATCGTCGTTGTCAAACCATAGTATAACTTCGTCAAACCTTCTTACCCATGACCGGTTATCTAGCAGCAAACTTAGCTGGTTAGCAGAAGGTATAGATACCACAGGATAAAATGTATTCTTCTTATCCATCATGGCTTGAGATACTGACAGTGCATCGATCTCGCCTTCAGTAATTACAAGCATTCGGCCATTGTTAAACTTATCTTGGCCAAACAGTTTCTTAGGTTTACCTATAACTCTGAAGTCTTTAGGTAGTATTCTAACCTTGTAGCAGTTCTCACCGTAAGGATAGAAATGTGCTGGTTTATCTTCATACTTAGCGGTCTTAACACCAAACCAAGATGTTACGTTACCTGATATGTTTCTACTAGTCATACCTAGACTAGGGTAATTGTTAATCTTTATTATGTCTGCAGGTGCACGAGTTGTATCATCGTACTCTACATGCGATACTACTTCTAAATTTCTTGTAAACACTTTTTCACTTTCTATTTCATCTGGAGCTGAGTTGCGGTAAGTATTGCAAGCAAAGCAATATGTATGGTTATCTGAAGGATCGTACATCATACCATCTGAGCTGCCACAATCAGGGCAAGGGTATCTTGTATTATCTTTTAAGTTCTTCAACATGTATCTCCAATCTTTCTTCGCCTCTTTTTACAAGAGTTTTGTATGCGGCGATTTCATAACAAAATTTATCGTTCCAATCAAATACTTTTTGCAGTGCATCCAATGTCGGTTTAAGTATATTATCGAGATCAGACGCACGGTTACTAAAGAAAGCATTAAATGTTATCTTGATGTCGGCAGTCTTTTCAAACTGCCAACTCAATTCATTTGTAGCTTCTGTGAAGCGTTCAAGAAACTCCTTGTACTGCTTCGTTGGATACGTTTGCGTGAAGTTCCTTCCGTCCTTCGTCCTTATCGCTCGTATCCCTTCCATTCGGTTTGCGCTCATTGGCTTTCCTGGTATAACGATCTTCATAGTTCCACTCCTCTAAATCCCAAGTTCGTTTCATATAAATAAGGTTACCAACCATATTCAGTTGCTTTTCCCAGCCTCTGCCATATAGTCTTTTCCATTCATCTATTACTACATCCATACGATTATCATATGTTGTACCAGCCAAAGCCTTTTCAGCTGTCTTAATACCATACCCTTTCTTAATCTTAGGTATGTCATCACCAGCATCACCAATAAGAAGTTGAATGCAGAAGTTCATGTCAGCTTGTTCATCATCAACAAAGTATACTTCCTTCTTATTGTAGTTGTAATGGTTACCAGGTATTTGATTTATGTCTTTATCAATATGCCCAATAACAAATTCTTCTTCAGCTGCTCTAGCTTCATAAGCCCATATAGAAACAAGATCATCTGCTTCCATACCATCAGCTTTAACAGCTTCCCACTTATCTAGCAGGTAATTGTAAGAGTTATTAAGTCTTTCCTTGAGTTCCTTCTCTAACTCTTGATCTTTACGAGAAGCTTTATAGCCATCGTATATATCATAACGAAAATTACCTTTACCTTTTACAGCAATATAAGTTTCATCAGCAAAACAATCGGCAATAGCATCCTCAATTATTTTACGAGTTACTACTCTAGTATCGTATTTACTGTCTTGAGTACAAGCAGCTTTAAACATAATACTATCGGCGTCTATAAATAGTTTCATCTTTTATCCCTTTACTTTTATCTCGTTTACGATTGTATTTCTTTTTATTAGGCACAACTTGTTTACCTTTCCTATCACGCAGCATCGCTTTTGCTACAGGATTTATCATCGAAGTTTTGATACTTTTCATAATAGATCTCCGGTCTTGGCCAACAGTTATTTAAGTATACTATGTCAGCCTCGTATACTGGTTCACCCGAGTTTACATTTACAAATGTAGATGTTTTGTACGGGTTATACATTGCTTGTTGCGCATGAAGCATTCTATGGTTAGTATGAGTGCTATCAGCAGCAAGATCATACTTATTACCTAATACGAATCCTCTTATAAAAGCATGTACATTTTTCTTCTTTTCTTTAAGAACCTTTGCTCGACCAGCAGGTTGTACTGCAAACTTACAGTTATGTAAGGTTAGTAGGTTAGTATGAAACCATACTCTACCTGCGTGTCTTACTGAAAAGGTTTTCTTATGTAGGTTATAATATACTTCAACCCACGTGTTATATCCTAAGCTCATTAGTGTACCTCCGCGTATGAGTTACCTATTACATAGTTACCACCATCCATGCATTCAACACCAAACCATTTAGGCGCTTCACGAAAAGACTCTTGTAGTATTTCACCAACACGATTAGAGTCTTTATCACTTGCAATCCATGCTTGCTCGTCATGATAGAATATAGCAGGATAAGCATCAAGCTTTTCCTCTTTGATTTTATTCATAGCATAACTCAAAGCTGCTTTACAAGTAATACCTTCGGTAGTTTGTAACAGGTAATTAAGTACTTGGTAATCAGATCTAGCATATATCTTACGACCATCAAGACCTGGTATACAACCATACTGATTGTAAACGCCTTTTAGTTTATCAACTAGTTGCCCGAATCCAGGTAAATTTGCCATGAACTTTTGCCTAGCCGCTTTACCTTTAGGCGCGCTGCTAACCCCAGTAAGCGCTTGACCAAGCTTAGCATCACCTGCACCAAAGAGAATAGCGTAAAGAAAAGACTTAGCCACGCTCCGGCTACAACCAAGAACAGCAGCATTCCGTGCATGTTGATCTCCATTAACCACCAAGTCTGTGTAGGATCTGTCTCCCACGTAATGGCATAAACCACGCAGCTGATTCCCAGCACTATCCGCACCGACAACCCTATAACCAGGCTCAGATACGAATAGTTCCCTAAGCATTCTACCATACGAAGCATCCACTGCTGGCAGGTTAACGATAACCTCGTGACGGCATCGAAAACTAGGAGTACCAATAGTAAACATCCGACCATGAAGACGATAGTTTCCTGTGTCATCTTTCTCAATCCTTTCTAGCCATGATTCAATGGTAGCTTTACGGTTCTTGATAGTATAATATCTATCAATTAGCTTACCTTGTCTACCTAGTTTAGCCAATGAAGTTGACGTAAGCTTAGGACCTGTACGTACCCATTGGCCATTGTGTCCTTTCTTTACATTCCAATCATCAGGTTTCCAGCCAATAGTCTTAAGCCATTCTTTTACTAGTTCCATATTACTAAGCGTTACCTTTTCCATTTTAGATCTTTGGAACTCTTCACCAGGTTTTACAGGTGGATTATCACTGAGTGCATCTTCACCTATAACTCTTTTGTTTAGGTATTCAGATAAGATTCTAGCTGTTGTTGCTGTATAGAATCCTGACTTAGTATACTTAGCTACCTTAGGTAACTTATCTACATACACTTTAGTCATACCTAGTTTTGGTTCAATGATAGCTTCAATCTTATTCATATGTCTAGTCATAAGTCTAAGGTTGTCTTGAGCTTTATTAAGATCAAACAGCCAACCTTTCTTACGTACCATAGACTCGAATACAGCTACATCATGCTCAACCCGTAAACCTTTCTTAATCAGGTCGTTAGTCTTTACTGCCTTATGTAGTTCTGCTAGTAATACTTCGTATACTTTAGTATTAAGCTTAACATCATTCATACAATAGTTAATCATCTTAGGGTCGTATGTCTTGAACCCATCAGCTGCCCACTCAGAGTTATCTATCTTAGCAAAGCCTAGATGTTTACCCCATCCTGCAAGACCATGCTTATGGGTTCTATTAAACTGTAGCGTTTGACTCATAACCCATGTATCAATAAGTCTAGTATTTTCAGACGGCTTCCAGCCATATAGCTTTTCCAATGCCATCAAGTCAAACCCAATAATGTTATGGCCTATTAGAGCTTCAGCTTTACTCATAAACTCTAGACCGTATTTAATAGGTGTATCACCGGGTTGATCAGTGTACACATATGTTCTTTTTGTAACTGCATCTTGGCAGACTAGTACATAACAAGTTGTCATGTCTTCTAGAAAGCCATCAGTTTCTATGTCAAATACAAGTTGCATAAAAATCCTTTCATAGATTATTTATTATATGGTTTTCAAGTAATTTGTGTTCAAACAAATTAGCTTGAAATATATAGGGTTATTCAGTTTCTTTATGTCGGTCTTCTTCTAACTGCGCTTCACACTCTTTAATCCTACTCTTTAATACCTCTATAGTAGTGTCATAAATTATGATTGCATCGAGCTTTTTCATCTCAGCTCTTATGTCTCGACGCCCTTCAAGTACCGTAACTTCTGCCTTTAAGTGATTGATATGATTCATTAATTTACTTCTGTTCATAGTCAGGTTCCTCCTCTTCAATGTAATCTTTTCGCAAGAAAAGTGATGTCAATCCTATATTGTCGGTATGATTTGGATCTACCCATTCATCTGGCTTTATCATGTCGGGCAGCCCAAGTGGATTAGGTCTAGATTCTTTCTTACCTACTTCTTTACTCATGTTAGCACGGTGCACTCTATGCCATGCTCTATGAGCATCAACACCTAGTATATCTAACGTACCAATAGCAATAACACATAGGTCTATAAGACCATCAACAATATCATCTGCATGTCGGTACTTTACTGCTTCTTTAGTTTCATGTAGCTCCTCATCAAGGAATCTTAAACGAAACTGTAAGAATTCGTGCAAAGAATAGTAGTCTTTCTCTTCTATCTTCTTATTAATCCATTCATGCACCCCGAATTTGAGGTGCATGTCGTTAATATTCTTAACCCAATCAACGTCTTCAGGTATTCGAGCTCTTATTTTACCACCTGGTCTTGAAATGTTAGCCCATTTAGCGTTCATATCTTTCTCCTGTCTTAATTTCCATAACATCCAATCATAATATCTTTCTGGTTCACGCATATCTTAATTCATGTGCTTTATCAGAAGATCCTAACACACGCCCATGCATCTCTCTAATAGGTGGAAACCTCTTAGTAAAGTCTTTACTTTGTGTATTAATACATTTCCACAGTACATTTCTTGACATACTAGGATACAATGGTGCGAAGATAGTTGCAAGATAGTTTGTATCGTAGTACTCACTAAGCTTTGAGTACAGATACTTTGTGTTACCATCAAGCTCATGCTTGTAATCTTTTTGTGAAGCAAACGTACCGTAATGATCTATTATTTGAAAGCCTTTAGCTTCTAACACAGCACCAAACGCTTCATACGTCATCTCATTTACGTGGTTCTTGGCTGCTCCTACCTTTTCATCATAGCACGGTGTTGAGAAGTAACACGTACCACCTTGTACTACTACATCGGCTAGCTTATCTAATATTGCTGTAGCTTTTAAAGGCTCAACGTGCTCAAGTACTTCAAGGCAGACACTAACATTAAAGCTATCTTCCATTATGTCGGTTTGTGTAAAGTCTACATCATCAATTAATTCAGGCTTAAACGTAGTGTTATCAAACATAGACGGTACTTGCATCTTGTTATACTCTATGCCTACATATCTTCTTGGCGCCATGCGATTTGTCATTAGCATTCTAGCTAACGGCATATCTTTACCACATCCGACGTCTATTATGTCGGCTTCTTTATATTTACCACCAAGGTTTAGATCCTTGGCTATCTTAGTCCATCGTAAACAATGAGCTATATAATCTCTATGTATAAATCCTCTAGCTTCTGCTTGATCTATACTTAAATGCGTATTATCTATTTCTTTTCCTCTTGCGTTAGCCATGCTCTACCTTTCTATATGTTTGGTTGATATTAACTTATCATTAAGATATAATCTAAATCTTCTGGTATTTTTATCTAATACTTCTTGTGTTACTCTTACATTACCTATATGGTTACTATTATATTTACTAAAGCCAACATAGAAATCTACATCGGCCATGTCTTTAAACCCCATATTCTTGGCATTACTTTTTACAAATACTGGAAAATGACTAGGCATTTCTATCTCCTTAAAATATTACTCCGTGTATTACTGCGTTAAATGCTAGTGTCATAGCTATTATTAAACCTATAATTAGTAACAGTGATTCTCCTTCACCCATCATGTGCTCCTATATCTAATGTATCCATTGCGTA